CTCGTCATTGACAGGTCTGTGTCAATGTTATTTGGGAAGGGGATAGAGTTTGACTATGGCGAAAATGTCGAAGGGCAAGTAAATCCTAATGAGGAATACCTTAAGTTGGTTTGGGCTGCTAATCGTAAAGAGATATTGTTACATAAATTCGGACTAAACGGCGCTGAGATAGGAACCTGGTATTGTAAGGTTATTCCAGATGGAGTTGAATATCAAGACAAGTTATATCCTAGATTGGTTTGTCTCGATCCAATGTTAATGACCATTGAAACCAAACCGGACGACATTGAAACAGTCACAGCTTACATTATTACCTACATGATAAAACGAAACGGTAAGGATGAAGTATTCCAGGAGCGAACGACCAGACAAGATACTAATTGGCTTATTGAGTCAGGGATATTCAAAAATAAAAAATTCATTCCAGAAACGAGTGAGACTTGGGATAACCCGTTCCCGCCTATTATCCACGGGCAAAACTTAATTAACATTGAATCTGTTTACGGGGATCCAGATGTTACGGATGACGTTGACGAATTACAAGATATGCTGAATAAGACTTCTGGTAATGTGAGTAAGATCATAGATATTCACGGGCATCCACATACAATTGGTGAAGGGGTAAACTCTAAAGAACCTATTGATGTTGAACCTGGTAGAATGACATTAGTTCCGCCTGGGGCAAAAGTCTACAACGTTGAAATGCAATCCGACCTTGCCAGTTCAATGGGGTACATGCTTGCCATGAGACAAGCGTTGTTTGACATTACACGTACTGTTGATATTTCTAGCATGAATGATAAGTTAGGTGCGTTGACGAACTTCGGGTTACGTGTTTTATATCAGGACGCTTTAGCAAAGAATGAAAGTAAAAAACAATTATATGGTGATGCTTTATTGGAACTCAATCGAAGGATATTATTACTTGCTAACATGACTCCTGAAGAAGGACATATTGAGTGGCCGGAACCGTTACCTGTAAATACACAAGAGGAAATCGCAGGACTAACATTCGATTTACAGAACGGATTAGTAAGCAACGAAACGGTATCAGAAAAACGCGGTTATATTTGGGCTAGTGAGAACGAAAAGATACAGAATGAAAAGAGTCAAGGTGATAACATCGGAGCGATGCTATTAAACAATTTCAACCGTGGGCAATAGTGGTATACTATTTGTAGGGATATGCACTTGGGAGGTGCTATTTGAACAAAGGCTTAGATTTACACGTACCTATAAGTGGACAAGTTACTGGTATTGAAGAAGAAGAGGCTATTATCCGGGTTGCAAAATCCAGACAATATGCCTCTTATAAGTTAAGTGAACAATTCGAGCATGAGTTTTCCTCATACGTTGGTAAGAGATACGGCGTGTTTGTCAATTCAGGGAGTAGTGCTAATTTATTAGCGGTGAGCGCGTTATTTGAGACAAGCAAACAATCTCATATTGTTTTGCCGGGTGTAATGTTTCCGACAACTCTAAATCCATACCTACAGAAAAACAAACAGATTATATTGAGAGATGTTGAATTGGATACGCTTCAATGTATGGACTTAGATTATGGCGTTCATCAATTAGGCAATTATTCCAACGTTGGAATAATCGAGGATTCTTGTGATGCTATGTTTCCTGGAAAATATCTAGGTGAAATGCAGACGTTTTCGTTTTTCCCTGCTCACCACATGACAACGGGTGAGGGCGGGATGATAACAACGGATGACCCGGATTTATACCGAACATTGAAATCACTAAGAGACTGGGGCAGGGATTGTTGGTGCTTACCCGGACATGACAATACGTGCGGTCATAGGTTTGATGGAAGCTACGATCACAAATATACCTACTCAAGGATAGGATATAACCTGAAGGCAACCGAGATTCAAGCTGCCATTGGAATTGAGCAACTCAAGAAACTTCCTGGATTTACTAAGATTAGGATTAGAAACTTCAATCACCTTTACAAGAAACTAAAGAAGTTTGAACAATATTTTATTTTACCGAAGTCTGTATTACCAGATACGCCGTGGTTTGGATTCCCGCTCACATTGAAGGATGGAGTTTGTTTTACAAGGGGTGATATTGTAAACTTCTTAAATAATAAGGGTATTGGAACCAGACCAATATTTGGTGGTAACATCACAAAACAACCTGCTTATAAAGACGTAAAGTTTATCATTGACGAACCGCTTACTAATTGTGATAAGGTTCATAATGATTCGTTTTGGGTAGGTTCGTGGCATGGATTAAGTTTAGATCAATTGGATTATACTGTTAGTATGATTCAGGAGTTTTTGGATCGTGTCGATCAAGTAAGATATTCGTGAGGAGATGAGATGTTAGACCCATTTGATGTAACAGAAGAAGAAATAAAAACTACTCTTCCATTTTTTATAGCGTGGATAATGTTTGGCATTACCGCGATTGTCATAATTACCATAGAACTTATCAAGGGATAGTTTATGTCAGAAGCCTATGATATTCAATTCATGCAGAAACATATAAAAGGATTCAAGAATAAACACGTACTCATAACTGGTGCAACTGGATTCTTTGGTTCATGGATGTTCAATGCGCTTTATGAATGTGATGCTTTATTAGTGAGAGCGGATCACAAAGACTTGAATAAATATTTACAATACACCCACTTTGATTACATCTTCCACTTTGCGCCTACTCCAATCGAACCTGTAATCGAATGTGCAAAACGATCTAATGCTAAAATCCTTTACGCTTCAACGGGTGCTGTTTACGGTACGCTTCACGAAAAAGCAACAGAGGACATGCTTTACAATACCAGAAATGATTATGCCATTGAAAAAGCACGTAACGAAATGGTACTAAAAAGGTCTGGATTAGATTATTGTATTGCCCGCCTGTTTGCGTTTTGTGGAACTGGAATGAAAAACCACTTCGCTATTACTGCTTTTGTGGATGCCGTAAAGAACAACCGTCCTTTAGTTGTTTACTCTCATTCCGTAAGATCATACATGTACATTGCAGATGCTATTGTGTGGTTATGTAAACTCATGCAGTCAGAGAATGGTATTTATAACGTTGGAGGAAATCACGAAATAACGATTGACAAACTTGCACAAAGAGTATCCTCTTATGTGATACCACGCGCTGAAGTGTTAGAGTCAGACAAGGCTTTTTATGACCCTCAACCGTATTATGTCCCGGATTGTAGCAAGGCGCGAGACTTGGAGCTGCAATATCACTTCAACCTGGAGTACGGTATAAGACAAATGCTAGAATATAAAACAAGGTGTGATGAATGTGAGTTCTTTGGAGATATTGATAGGACTCATTGTATTGAATGTGAGGAAAAATGAGACCATGCCCGGTATGTAATTCTAGTAAAAGACTTGTATTATGGCGGTCTGATTTTCTCATTCCAGATGGATGGAAACGACCTGCTTATATCGACTGGTTTAGGTGTGAGTGCGGTATGCTTTACGGGGATCACCCGACCGTGACACAAGCAGATTATGACTGGTACTATGTCAATAAATACGGGTATGGAGTATTGGATGAAGCGAATAAGAAAAGACTAACGGAACGTGCTGATTATATTTCTCATAGGTTTGATGGATCTGCAAAGATCGTTGACTTTGGTGGTGGTGAATCCGGATTAAAAGACATACTACGATCAATGGAGTTCTACGAAGTTACAAATTATGGTTGTGGTGACGTTATGCCGGATAACGTTGATGTGATCATAGCCGAACACGTCTTAGAGCACATTTATGACATGAATGAGGCTATGGGTAAAATAAGCAAAGCGTTGAGAGCGGGCGGGACATTGATAGTCGATATTCCAGACGCGGGAATTATGGCAACCGAAAGACCTCTTGAAATGCCAATACTGGATTTTAGCCAGGTGCATATAAACCACTTCAGGATGATCGACTTACTTCGATTAATGGAGAATTATGGATTCGAGTTACAAGAGACAAAAGAATATCACGAACGCAATGGCGGTTGTAGGATGTACGTCTTTGTCAAAGATTCAACTATTGTTAGCAGGGTATCCGAGACTTTTGTAAATCGTAACATGGCAGAAAAAGAGCAAGCGCTACGTAGGTTAGTCGATCAACCCGTCGTAGTTTGGGGATATGGTGACATATGCGCTCACGTACTCTCAAGGTACTTTCCTAATGTTCAATACTTTGTATGCAACGATCCTGCTTATGTAGGTGAAACGATTAATGGACTCCTGGTGTATGATAAAAAACAAAAAGATACCTTTCCTGTCTTAGTCATAGCACAATCACAAAAGGGAGCGTTGATTGACCGGATAAAATCAGAGTGTGATAATGAGATAATTGTAATATGAAACTTGCTGATTTCGTCATAGATTACGTATCACAGTATTGCAAACGCGCCTTTATGCTAGTCGGGGGCGGGTCAATGTGGATTAATGATGCTGTTGGTCGTAAGATGGCATACACCGCAGCTTTACATGAACAAGGGGCAGGATATATGGCGTTCGGTTATTCACAGATGCGTAATCAACTAGGGTTATGTGTGGTCACGACCGGGCCAGGTGCTACGAATGCGATTACCCCATGTTTAGCAGCATGGATGGATAGTGTACCTGTTATGTTCATATCTGGTCAGGTGCAAACGAAATACCTTGTTGGTGAGAGCGGGCTAAGATACAAAGGTTCGCAAGAAGTTGATATACTTTCAATGGTTGAACATATTACTAAATATTCAGTAACGGTAAAAGACCCGTCAAAGATAAAAATATACTTGGGTGCTGCGATTCACGCGGCTACAACAGGACGTAAGGCTCCGGTGTGGATTGACATACCTTTGGATATTCAGAGTGCTGAAATAGAACCTGAAAAGCTGGAGTCGTTTTCAGTAATGCCTAATGAGTTTATCGAATGGCAACGGGAAGAAAACATCATAGTGGGAGTCGATAATGTAAAGAGATTGACTGAGACGTGTTCTAAGCCTGTTATTTTCGCAGGGTATGGAATTATATCAAGTAACTCGGAAAAACAGTTTTTCGACCTCATTGACGGCTTCAAATGCCCTGTACTTACCACGTGGAAGTCAATAGGTCTGTTATCTGATAATCATCCATTATATGCTGGCAGGCCGGGGGGCATTGGTCAAAGAGCGGCAAATAAGATTCAACAAACATGCGATTTATTGTTGGTCTTAGGCGCACAGATGAACTTAGATCAAGTCGCGTATAATTTAGATGCAGTCGCGCCTAACGCTGTAAAGATTGTGGTAGACATTGACAAAGCGGAGCTGAATAAATTTAATGATTCATGGGTGAAGATTCACGCTGATATAAAAGAGTTTTTGAGTGCGTTGAAAATAGGCGGGGATTATGGTCAATGGGTAAGAGATTGTAAAGAGTTGCAAAAAGAGAATGTGTTTATAAGATGAAACAATGGTATAATCAATTATCTGCATGGTTCAGCATGCCAATAATAGGTAACACTACCGCTCTTCTTTGGGGCTGAACACCCAAAGCGGGGCGGTTTATATAAGAGGATAAAATGAGTAAAGGATATTTTGAAATTGGAATTTATCACACAAAAACAGAAGTCAACGTTGGTACTCTATGGCGTTCGGCATATCAATTGGGCGCCGCTGGTATTTTTACTGTTGGCAGACGTTATAAAAAACAATCAAGCGACACCTGTAAATCTTATGCCAATATTCCACTAAGACACTATGAGGATTTTGACGATTTTCAGGAACACAGGCCACTTGACGCGCTATTAGTTGGTATTGAAATGGGCGGTCATGTTTTGGCTAATTATGTTCACCCTCGCAGTTGTATCTATCTATTGGGGGCAGAGGACGCCGGTTTACCGCAGTCAATTATTGACAAGTGTAATCAGTTGGTATCTATTGAATCTGTAAACATCAACTCTTATAATGTCGCGGTTGCCGGATCGATCGTTATGTATCACAGAATGATTATGCGTTAAAAAATGATAAACAACTATAAACTAATTTCTACCCTATCCGACTTATGCACAAAAGATGATATTATCTCACCTGGAATGTCAGGTAATGGAGTATGTCATTTATTCCAGGCGTTTAGAGTAAAGTTCGGGCAGCGGTTCACGTTTGCCGGGGCTTTGGGCGCTATGGGGTCAGAGCCTATAGCTATCGGGGCGTGTATCGCAACTGGTAAAAGAACGATATGCTTAACCGGTGACGGTGGCTTCCAGATGAACGTACAAGAGTTGGAAGTTGTCAAAAGAGAAAAGTTGCCTATCAAGTTTTTTGTCATAAATAACGGCGGTTATGGATCCATTGTCAATACTCAGAATAAGTATTTTGAAGGTAGGTACGTTGGATGTAAACAACCTGATTTGACGTTACCGTCATTGAAGAAAATAGCGGATGTTTACGATTTGAAGTATTATATTATCAAAGAAGAAAACGAGTTGAGATCAACCTGCAAAAAGGCATTATCAGGAAACGAACCTTGCTTGGTGGAAGTGATCGAAAGTGAGAATCAAGAAACGGTGATGAGGGTTGGAACAAGGCTTGTTGATGGAAAACCAATTAGTGGAAAGTTTACGGAAGTATGACAGATCAACCGGTAATTAACATAGTTGAACTCGCAAAACAATTCCGCGAGGCGTTGGCGAAAAGAGACAATAAAGCATTAACTCAAATCATCAATGCTTATGGTGATATTTACTCACGATTGCAGGACAAAATAAATCTATTGACATTGCAGATTGCAGCGATGGATCCACCAACGGCAGCAGCAATAAGGAAACTTGATTCATATAAATCGCTCGTTGTCTCAATTGAACAAGAACTCACTAAGTTTCAAGGATATGCAGGAACTGTAATGCAGCAATCCGCAAGTGACGCTGTAAAACTAGGAGTGACGAACGCAAGGACATTAACTTTGGCCGGCAACCCTGCAGTATCTTCAGTATGGAGAAACTTAAATCCAACAGCGATTGAATCACTCGTAAGTTATTTTGGCGAAGGTTCACCGCTTATGAAAAGACTTGATACATTGGCCGGTGAAAACGCGCTGAAGGTAGCGCAAACAATTATTGACAATGTCGCTCTTGGGAATAACCCTAAAACAATAGCCGGATTAATCAGGCAATCATTGGGTGGTGGACTTACGGACGCTTTAAGGATGACACGTACAGTACAACTTTATAGTTACAGAGAAGCCAACAGGGCTTCATACGTTGCGAATGGCGACGTTGTAAAAGGCTGGTATTGGATGTCAGCATTAGATCCTAACAGTTGCATGTCGTGTATCGCAATGCACGGGACGTTTCACACGAACGATGAAGTATTGAACGACCACCACAATGGGTTGGCAGAAGTAGAGGGGAATGTTATTTTATCGGATGATACTACCGCCCTCGAATCCATTAACTACGACGGTGATATCATCATCATTCGCACTGCCTCTGGAAAGCTCTTGTCCGTCACCCCTAATCACCCGGTATTGACTGATAGAGGATGGATTGCTGCGGCATTCATTCACAAAGGATGTAATGTAATCAGCGCAAACATCCGAGAGGGGACTTCTATCAATGTCAGTCCAGACAAAAACTATGTTCCAACCAGCGTTGAGAATATACCTGCTTCTCTCGGAATGGTCTTTGTTGGCGTGCCAGAATCCAGCAAAAACTTCGATAGCAACCGGGAAGGCGGCAAGGTCGATGCTATATTTATTGATCGCCTTTTGTGGGATAGTTTCAATACACCTAAAAGACAACATGGATTGAAGTTGCCTTTCGGCTTTAGACATTTTTCCGACTTTTTCCCTTGTAATTGCGGCTTTGATAAGGGATTCGATTTTACGAGGAACTCCAATAGTGGAAATTTGAGCAGCGCGGATGCTGTCTCTCTTTTGTTCGGCGGTCATAAATTTATACCTAAAAGAAATTGCTTCGGACGCTGTATGTCTAGTGATATTTTTAGATTCAATAATTCTAGTAATAACATTTCTAGATACACCGAAAAGTTTAGCAATGGAATTTTCGGATTCACCGGAAGAGTATCTAGAAATGATTTCGCTTTCAGGAAGCCAAGTGATCTTGTTCCCGGAGTTTTCGGAGATTTTCCGGCTCTTGATTTTCGTACATTCGGCGGCAGTCCTAAACAACCCTTGAGCCTTGAGGTAATTAGAGAGAGTATGCTCCGAAGTGTGCCATTTTCTAGCAGCGACTTCCGAACTATCACCAGCCAAGTAATCCTTGACCGCGTTATCAATGTTGATACTAGGCGCTTTTCTGGACATGTTTATAGCCTCCAAACACAAAAGGAATGGTATTACAGTAACAGTATTATATCACATAATTGTGTAATGATACCGGCGGTAATTGGCAGTAAGTCACCATTTGAAGAAAACGCCGGTCAAAAATTCTTTGATAGTTTATCCGAGAGTGAACAAAAAAGAATGATGGGTGAGGGTAAACTAGAAGCGTACAAAGATGGCAAGTTTGAGTTTAGTCAGTTATCAACCGAAAAAGAGAATGATGTTTACGGTTTAATGCGTAGTGAGACAAGTCTAAAAGACCTTATAGGAGAATAATGAGTAGAAAAGCAGGAACACCTAATAAGCCGAAGGGCGCACCACCAGAAACTAAACCAGATGACGTAAGATATATTGAAAACGCTGGATTTGATACAGATAAAAAATATAAAATGTTAATAGGTTGTAGTAAGGATGATTTATCAAACCAGGTCAATATATTTTTAGACACGGGTTATGAATGTCAAGGCGGCGTATCAGTAACAAACTACCGCGCACTGGATGGTAAGATCGTTATGGTTTATTGTCAGGCACTTGTAAGAAAAGAATAGTATGCTATAATGTTCTTAGCGCGTGATGCGCACTCCGTAAGTAAATAATTGCCAAAGCATTCATGTAGTTTTAAGCCTACCTCATTCGAGGGTGGCTATTTTGTTATTAATTCACGAAAGGGATATGTGTCGAGATGACAGACCAAAATTTAACACCTCCCGTGACGGGAACTGTAACACCAACGGTTGAACCTGTAATCAAACCAGTGGTAACGCAACCAGAAAAGCCAATGACTCTTGAAGAGTTGAAAGCTGAAAACGAAAGATTACTACTGCACGCGAAAAACAAAGAAGAGGAAGCAGCGCGTCACTTCAAAAAGATTCAATCATTTGAACAAGCCGAACAGGCAAAAAAGGACGCTGAGTTATCTGAACTTGACAAGGAAAAAAAGGCGCGTGAAAAGGCAGAATCAGACTACAAAAAAATCAAACTTGATTTACTAAAGAGAGATGCTGCCACAAAAGTTGGATTACCAGAAATTTTAGCTAATCGATTACAAGGTGAGACACCGGAAGAAATCGAAGCAGACGCTAAACAACTTCTGGAAACACTACCAAAGAAAACCTCTACTGCAAGTGCAACTAATCCAGGTGGTGATCATCAGGTAGGTGAAACAGACGCAGAGCGGAGGAAACGATTAGGAATCTAAAAGGAGCAATTTATGGCAAACAATATCTGGAGTGATGTAAGTTCAATCGCTCAACGTATCGAACAGGATGCTTATTTTGTGGTTCGTGAAACTGCCACAATGCAGAATCTTGTTACTGTGTTTAACGATGCTACGGGGATGAATATCCGCCGGAGCTACGCTTATAACCAATTGACTGCAAAAGCGATTTCTGACGCTGATGATTTGGTATCTGATAGCTTCACGCCTTCAGCGGATCAAACTTTGACCCCCTCTGAAATTGGTTTGCAGGTGTTCGTTTCGGACGCACGTGCTGAATCTGAGTTACCGGAAAGTATCATAACTGATGCTTCACGGGAACTTGGTTTAGCGGCATCTGACCTGGTTGAATCTGACCTTGTTGCTCTTATGGCATCCCTTACTGGTGGAACCGTTGGAACTGCAAACAGTCCTATCACTTGGGGTTGGGTTTCGGCTGCAATTGCTCGTGCTCGAAACGCTAACAAGAACTCTAAAGTTCCTTTGGCTGTTGTACTTCATGGTTACCAATATGCCGTGTTGGCAAAAGCGGCTTCAATCGCTGGTTCTTCTCTTGCGCAAGCTCCTAACTATACCGATGAAATTACTTACAACGGTTTTGTTGGTAAGTTTGAGGGAGTACCTATCTACCAAGTGTTTGCTGCTCCCGATGCCACTACTGATTTCAACGGCGGTGTATTCCCGCGTAATGCTTTGGCATTAGACTGGAGACGCCCTATCCGCATCGAAATGGAACGTAATGCTTCACGGCGTGGTTGGGAAATCAACATGTCTGCCGTATACGCTAAAGGCGTATGGCGTCCGACTTTGGGCGTGTCTCTAATCGCTGATGCTACCGCACCGGAAAGCTAACAGGAGGATGATATGAATTACTTTCCTTTTAATTTCGTTTTAGGTGCTGGTACATTAGCCGTTGGCACAACCAACTACGCTATTTTGAAAGCTCCCGCTGATGCTAATGGCGGTGGACTTACTATCACCGAGTTATACGCCGTTTC